ATCATGTTTAGTTACAGACTCACCAGTTAACTTGTGTAGATAACCTGTTTCACCCAGTTCATAAGACGCGAGCTGTTGTAAGAAAGCTTTAACCGTATCCGCACTAGGGCATACTTTATTAATAGCTTGTATAACAGACCTACTAAGTAGAGTGCAATCAAACATATCAATATCGTATTTGCTAGTGAAACCTTCGGTATAACAATCTTCATACATGTTATCCGCTATGCGTGAGGTTCCGGCTGCATACTGTCGTACCATAGTGGCACGTTTAGTAATACCCTTTCTAATGTGTTTCATAGGTATCTTACGGGGGTTAAACCAATCAGGGAGATTATCCACTAATTCCTTAGCCACCTTGATATACAAATCACATGGTACATCTGTCTTAGTTAATCCTACCATAGCACCTGTTACAGCATCTTTACTCATAGCAGCACTGTGTTGGATACCATTACACATACCATCAATAGGTATAGGTAGATATGAGATAACCTCTTCACCTTCTTCACATGAGTTCCATGCTAACCACTCACATGCACATGCATAGAAGACTATAGGTTTCTCACACTTAATGAATTTACCGTTAAGTGCAGTCTCAAGAACCATATCATAATTGTTCTCTAACCACCTAACTCTATCATTAAGGTTCATCTTGTCTACAGAGATGGATTCTAACCCTTCCGATTCTAACAGTGCTTTGTAATCATACTCACACCAAGAAGGGATAGACTCCACTGCATACGATTCGTTGAAGCTATTAGCCGTATGTATGGCTAACCATGTAACTCCCTTAGGGGTCAGGGGCTTTCCTTCACCGAACTGTAGCAGCCCTCTAGCTAGATCACCTCCTTGATAATTAAGGAACTGCTCACGGATATAGTACCTTCCACGATAGTCAACATCAACTAACTGAAAGAAAGGTTTACCATATCCTTTAAGGGTGCTAGCCTTCTCTTTAATGATTTGGAATTCATAGTTCTTGCTACGAGCTTTTAATACTTTCTTCTTCTTGTTCCAGAGGTCCACCTCTACAGCATAAGTCTCCTTAGTCTCTAGGGTCTCGTTCTTCTTCAAGTTGTTGTAAGCTTTACGAACAGCTATCATAGAACCAGCTTCAGGTAAAGCTGTTTCCTCGTGTAAAAAGTAATCAGTATTAGCTACCATAGCATCATAGACGCTGTCATTGATAGCCCATTTCATCTTGTTAAGAGAATTGAGTGACCTAAGCCAAGGTGCATCAATGTATTGTGGAAACTCTCGTTCATCCTGCATACCCCAACGCTTAATCGCTGGGTATCCTAGGGTATTTAGCTCAGTGATACTCTCTGGCTTATGTAGGACGGTGTTGGGTAACAGGGCACCTCTAACAGAGATGGGTACGTCACTGATAAAACCCCACAGAGGGCCTGGAGTGACCACGTAGGGGGCTGTAATAGCCCTGTCAGAGAATCCTTCTTCACGGAATGTAGTTACACAATCCTTAGCTTTAAATGCCTCAATGAATAGGTCACCCAGACGGATGGCCTTATCCTTAGGTAGTGGTTCACCTCCCATAAAAGCACTTAAAGATTCCCCCACTGCTACAGATACAGATGTTAACTTAGCCATACCAGCTATATCACCGTTAGCATCACGAGAGAATTTCAACTGGATCTTCTCAGATGCTAGGTATACCATAGTGGGTAGTTTAAGTTTGTAGTCAGGGTAGAAGGCTAACACTATACAACCAGTGTTACCCCTAGGGCTATTGATGTTAGCCTTTTCTACACGTTCTACCAGATACTCAGCTATTTGTTCGATTAAGTTCATCGCTATGCTGCTCCGTCAGAATGATGTTAGATAGTCGAACACTTCAGTGTGTTCACCGTACACTTCCCTTAAATCAGGCTTCCCCATTATAGCCTCTAATATATCCTTTTTGGGGATTTTACTAACTTTTATCTGTTCTATTACATCACTTAATGATATATCAACTTCATCATGCCTCATGGATGCAGTTTTCATATATGCCATTTCATACATTAGATTGTCTAAAGGTGATAGTAGTAGTCCAGCATCCTCCACCACGCTACTCTCATAACGTAGTGGTTCTTCTGGTTGACCTTCAGTATGCATCATTAGTATATCTCCCTGTCAATATCTTTCATTGAAAATAGTACACTAAATACCAATACAACTAACCAAATGCCTAGTAATATAATCATCAGAAGTCCTCCGCTATTACGTCTATACTAGTCAGACGTCCTGTGTTAATATCGTATGAAGCAGCACCTGCACTACCTGTTACACCCGAGAAACGATTCTTGAGTACAGAGAAGTGTACCGTACTACGCTTAACTGGATCATCAGAAGTTAAGTCTCTAGAGAAACCAATTATGTCAAAGGATACTTGCTTAACACTACCTGAACCTTTGATATCATCTAGTGAAGGCATCTTACCTTCCTCAAATGACTTCCCTTGTAAGCCTGTCTTACGTAGGTGACTAATCAGACCTATCCACACATGATGCTTGTTACAGATGCGTAACAGTTCATTCATCATCTTGTCGGTAGCCTCATTACCTGTAAGTTTCTCTACACCCTCACTTACCGCGATAGTTAAATGGTCAAGGATAAGGTACTTACAACCCATTAGAGCTAAATACTCTATCTTGTCTACTAAGCTACCATCAGATACAGCTCCTTGGTGGTCTAGTAGTATCAACCTACCATCCCCAAACACTTCATCAAAGGCTTTTCTTTCCTCCTCCTCAGTAGTGTCTCCGGTGGTCATATCCTTTTTCAGATGCATACCAATGAACTTACCAGCAGTGTAGCCTACTGACTCTTCTAGCGATATCATACCAACCTTCTCTTCAGTGGTATCAAGAATATGTAATACAGTCTCTTTGATGATACTACTCTTACCAATAGAAGTACCTGAAGTAAACAGGGTTATCTCACCTTGCCTAATCCCTTTTAACTTATCCTGTACAACAGCTAAACAAGGGGGGTAGGGTATAGTGGGGATTTCCTTCTTGTCACGATAGGCTTCCCATATAGATTCACCTGACATTATTCCAGCGGGATTGTAAGGTTGAGCATTCCAGATAGCTCTATTGACTTCCATATACCCATGTTTGGTATACTCGTCAGATGCATCTTTCTCTTTACCTTTGACAATCTTAACTTTATCATAGCCGCATATCTTAGCTAGCTTTAATATAGCTTCTTCACCTGCTTTATCAGCATCCATCCATAGACAGATCTCATCGAATGATCTTAACCATTCTCGTTGAGCCAGAGGTGCTTTCATATTACTAGCAGATGCTAACGATACTACAGGGTAGATAAAACCTTTCTGTTCATAAGATTCAGCTATAGCTAGAGTGTCTTCTTCACCCTCAGTAATAATCAAACGCTTACCACCAGCAGAGAAGTTCTGTTGACCAAAGAGTTGATCACCCATATCCCCTTGGAACCTAAAGGTCTTAGGCATGTTCCTCACCTTAGACCCCAATTCCTCTCGATCTTTGTGGTAGGGGTAGTAGACTATATCTACCTGACCATTGGAATCGTATGAACTTCTGACCCCGAACATCTCGGCTACCTTCTTGCTTATCTTTCGTTTAGCAGCTGTACCATAGGGTAAACCACTAACAGGGATAACAGATTCTGGCTCTACTTGCACATAATCCTCCTTAGGTTTCTCACCCTCTTCGTAATTGTAATAGTTAGTAGAACAACTAAAACAATAACCTGATAATCGCCCATCATCTTCTAGATACACTGCTACTGCGTCTGAACTGTCACACTTTGCACAACTGCTATGCTTTTGAAATTGACCGCTTCCCATGACGTACTCCCTTATCTTTCTTTGAATTGAATTTCTGTTAGTGTAAAGCTAATAAACTCTCTACCCTTTCCTACCACAGTCTTCGTAGCTGCGATGTGCATGATCTGCTTATCATCAAACCCGAACCAACGTTGTAGTACATCTAACAGTGTTTTAATAGGATTATCCACATCACTAAGTGACGTAGCAAAACCCCAGTGAATATCTAGCTTGAACCGCATAGCCTTGATATCCCTTCTGGCAGGCATTTCATAGCCGAATAGCTCCAGTGCCATCATCTCCTCAAACTTCCTATACTTAGCGCTTTTCTTACGCTTTAAAGTATAGGCAGCATTAATAGACAGTGGTTTTACAGGGCATTCCATATGAAGTTCCCATAACTCCTTACTGTAATTGGGCACAAGTGACCTCGCTACTTAGGATTTCTTTCTTACCTGTACGTACATTGTAACGTTCATTAGGCTGTTGACGTATATAGATAAGGTCAGTCATAAGCTGACAGTAACTCATATAGTCCAGCCCCTTATGTAGATCACGATAGGCTTGCTTAACCACATCTAACCGCTTACCCATAGGGCATAGGAGTAACAACTTCTCAGCACCTTTGATACCAATACCTTTGATACCCGGAATACCATCAGTGCTATCCCCCATGATCATCTGAACGTGCAACCGCATATCAGCATCATCAATATCAGCAGGGTAGTGTTCATCCTTCTGAGGGTTATAGATAGGCACTGCTACGGTTCGTAAGTCTTTATCAGGGCTTATGACAGTACCATCATTGGCTAGAGCCATATAAGCTACCATGTCATCAGCTTCCTCACCATCAGCTTGAATAGCCATATACTTAGTAACCAAACGATCATAGACAGCTACCATGATAGCTTTCTTTTCAGGATCTTCCTCAGACTTACGATTAGATTTATACCCATCATATATATCATGTCTAAAGTTACCTGTACCTTTAACTACAAATACTATATCATCTATATGTGCCCATAGACTTGCTAGGACTGCTTCTATAGAATGATCTAACTTTTCTAATGCCTCTTCGAGTGTATTATCACCCCAAGAAGCTACGTATACTAATGAATCTGCATCGTAGTAATATTTCATTTAATAACCTCCTGTTCTTTCATAGCGTCACCCATGATACTTGTCACATCCAGAATAGCAGCACATACAATGCACTCAACTAGCCTAGCATGACTCAGATTAGTGGTATCTGGGGATAAACCCGATAGTCTATCAAGTATATTAGTAGCCTCAGATTTGAGTTCAGCACTTTTGGTTTCTATATCACTCATTAATGCACCTCCAAGTAATCATTTCCACATTTTACATCACCCGCACACATGAGGGTAATCCCGAACTTCTTAGGTGTTTCTGCAAAGCAATGACGGATAATTACTTCTGCCGCTTCTTTATCTTTAGGATTTATTTCCCAACTACACTCATCGTGATATGCAAGTAGCTGTAAGAACTCTATGTTAGCAGCCTCAAATGCTTCATTGATGTCTACGATGGTATGTTTAAAGATAATAGCTTCTGTACCCTGAATAAGATAACAGAATGCCTTGTAACTCTCTTCTACTATGATCTTTCGACCATCAACACCCATTAAATATCCTCTCTGAGCAGCCACTTGTGACTTCTTAGTTAACTCACGGAGGGC